ACCTCTTCCAATGGGCTGCGGTATGTTAGTACCATAGACAATATTAGATAATCTAAACAGATCATCGAAATATCGTACCTATGGCACTAACATACCGCAGCCCATTGGAAGAGGTACTCACCTCATTCAGCGCATCCGAGCAAAGTTTAATCGCAGAGCCAGCCATTACTAGTTATCGAGGATTGGAAAGAGATCTGTTCCATTTCTTTAACTACAATGTAGGGCCATACGCCAAAGAGAAACTAATCGGCGCTGGTGTGTACCTTAGTCCATTCTCCGGTGTTCCACATTCACACCCCGTATGTAAAACCCTTGAAAACCACTTATTGTACAGAGTATTACCTAGTATTTTAGATAATTCTTTTCTTTTTGTTGGGATAAAAGAAAGTAAATTGAACTTCTTGCGCGCTCGGCATCAAAATTTGAGTATGGTTGAATTAGTCAATCGTTATGTAACAAGCGCAGACAGAACAAGGTACCCCAACGATTTCCACCTGAGTATAACTGCAGAGCAATGTTTCAATAGATATGATGGTTTTAAGCACCTGGGTCCCGGATTGCGGAAACTCTTACCGCATTGTATTACAGTTAAACCCAGGAGACTGTTCTTACATGACGAGCTGCACTACTGGTGTGAGAGGGACCTGGTTACCTTCCTGTCAGCTGTCAAACCAGAAAAAGTTCTAGGCACTGTAGTTTACCCTCCTGAGCTGCTCAAAGGGGTAAAATTTAGCCTCAATAAATGGTGTTATGATTTCGACGTCGAGGGCGACGATTTGATCTTTTACCCTGATGGTGTGCGCACTGAGAGCTATACACAGCCATTGAGTGGTTGTTTCTATTTGAAAGTAGGCACGCTCAAGCTTCTAGATGGGAGCGTTTACCACATTGATGTTGTGCATAGTACTTTCTGCCACCACTTGATTTCAATCACTGCTGGTGAGGCTGTTCGGGCCCCAACCAATTCTTTCTCCAACTTTGATGCGACCACCTGTCGTGGTTTGCCGAATATCGCGTTCAGATCCTTGGGACCATGCATTGCGGTGCCATATCCTGTTATTAGTAGAGTGTACCGGTATTTGAGGACCTTGCAAAAGCCTGATTTACAGTCTGCTATGGCGAAACTCTCGCAGATTATGCCTGAACCCACTGGATATCAGATTAAATTTATGACAGAGTTCAGCAAAATGGTTATTGACACCCCTGTTGGAGCTAGTTTCTTCCAGGTAGCAATTTTTGAAAAGTTTAAGGGTTTCCTAACAACTTTTTTTCCGAAGTATGTTGCTGCACGTTTTGATGTTGCTAGGATCCGGTCTTTAGATGAATTTGTAGAGCATATGTGCCCTTACACGTTCAAAATTAAAGCTGTCGTCCATGACATGAGGTTGCACCAATTGCTCTTCCCACGGGATGAAGAAATGCCCAGAGACGAAGATTTTGATACAATCCGGGCACTAGAGATGCAGTGGGGTGGTGGGGCAAATGGTGAGAGGATAGGTGCTGCATACACCGTTGGCCCTTTTTGCGATTACCCCGTTATTGATGCGCAGAAAGTTTTCCAACTGCTGCGAGTTATTTCACGAGAGTGGTCATTTTCATTCTCAATGGTCCAATATTGCGAACGGGGTGATTATACAGAATTTATGCAAGCATCTAAATTGATCTGGTTCTCTTCAAAACTTGCTGGCTGGGACGTGTGTCTTGCGACTTATAACAAATATGTGCATATGAGGCACAGTGATTGGAAACGCAGGCTGAAGAGCTTTAGGTCTATTGGTTGTGCTTGGTTTTGTATGCGAGTTAGATCTTATGAGCGTTACATCTGTGCGTACCCCGACCAAGCAAAAAGTTATAAAGCTTTGGATGAAGCATATAGCACAGTTGTAGCTGACTTGCTCGGAAGCCTTGCTCGGAATAAGCTAATTATTTCCGCTGCTGCTCCAAAGTTTGATAAGACTAGCAAAGTTCCCAGGGAGGGTGTTGCAGAGGAAATTCCTGCGCACTGTGCGCGAACGAGCGCTGCTTTTGCTTCCGCACCATGCGGCTCCACAGCATCATCGGAATGTTGCGTTTTTGAGCTAAATCCACCTGCTCAGATTGCTGATCTTAGCTGTTCATGCGATCGTACTCTTGCTGTGCTTAACGTTTTAGCCTACGAGGCTCTTGAGCTAGAGTTTCCTGATCAGTTACCTGGGTGCCGAGCCGGGTGGTATGTCAAGGGGCCGCAGGTTGCAGATGTTGGTGGGTTTCTGGGTTGCCAGCAACTCAGATGGCTTGATTTTTTTGACAGTTTCTTAGAGCTGCACGGGGCACAACCCGGATCTTATAACAGTTGTTTTGCTCAAGTTTTTGATCTTGACAGCACTTTTGAGTACCATAGCGGAGATGGGGGTGTCTTTGAGGAGGGAGCCCCAGCGTACCTTTTTCAAACGCGTGGTACTTCCAGGGTTCACGTTCAAGGTTTGGGTTGTTGTGGGGAGCGGGCTCTGCTTGGGCCAATGTGCTTCGAGATGCCCGCTAGTTTATTGCTTGAACACAGGTGGAAGATATCAAAGAGTTCCACAGGTTGTACCATAATGACTTTTAGGAAACTCCGCCAAGGGGAGCCTCCGGTAGTTGAGACTACTGCACCTACAGTGCAGAAAGGGGTAGGCGTGGATTCATCCTTTACTTGGGAGCAGTACGGTGTCACCATCTTGAGCAGTCATATGAGTAAAGCACCTGATGGGCGTATTGAACCGCAACGCGGCGATGGGAGTTGTTTTTTCCATTGTATGGAGCCTTTCACCAATTTAGAAGCCTCGCTCTTACGTCGGACAATAGCAAAAGAGATGGCGAGGGATTCTAAGGTTTTGGAGAGTGATCTCGTAGAGTGTCAAGGTAATGGACCCGTTTCAGACGGAGTTATAGCATACACAATTAGATTTTTGGGTCTTAAAGTGAGGTTTTTCTCTCCAGAATTGAATGAGGTGCGCAAATTTAGCACATGCACTGCCACAAACTTCTGGGTCGATGTTTTGCATCACGGGAATCACTTCGATCTTTTGTACCCTACTAATGACTGTGTACTGATTGCTTTGGAACAAGGGCTCGGCCGGAAACGCGGGGACATTCTCAAGGTTTTAAGCAGGCCGCAGCACTCTGATATCTTTCAGATAGCTACTGGGGGCGTCGGGTTAACTTTGGAGTTACTTGAGCCTATTTTCCAATGTTTCCAGATTGACGCTCGCGTTTTATGCGGGTCAGAGGTTTTCACTTATCCTACATCTGGGACTTTTGCTTTGGATTTTGAACTAGCTGACGGTCATCTTTCGTTTAAGAGTGCACGCAGGAAAGAAACAGTTAGCTCCTGCTTGAAGGTAGTGGAAGCGAGTCCACATGGTAGGTTGGTTCTCAATTGTGCAGGTACAGGTGTGTTGTTTGAAATATGCTCCAACACTGCGCACAAGCTTGCAGAGTCACTTTTTGATGGTCGTACCGGGATTGTGAGCTCAAAACTTTTTAACAATAGGGAAAGGTTTGAGGTCAGCTCAACTTCATTGCTACCACGTACTCTAAATGTTATTTGTGGGGTCTTTGGTTGTGGGAAAAGTACACTGTTGTGCAAGGCTTTAGAAAAGGGCCTTGGCGTATGCATTTTTGTTACACCGAGACGTAGCTTAGCCGAGCAAATGACTCAGCTTGTTCAGAGTGTAGAGACTTCCACTTCCGTGACCATTTTGACATTTGAAAAATTTTTGCATCAAATGGTTAATGTTAAAGAAGGTAGCACTATCATTTTTGATGAATTTCAGTTGTACCCTCCTGGCTATTTTGATCTTGTGTGTAGCCAGCTCACTGATGGTATCTCCCTGCATTTGCTAGGTGACCCATGTCAGAGTGACTATGATAACGCCAAGGACCGAGGTGTTTTTGAGGGGCTGCTGCCTGACCATCAGAGGATCTTACAAGGTATACAATTCAGGTATGCGACTAGGAGTTATAGATTCTCGAACCCAAATTTCGTTGGGCGTTTGCCGTGCGCAATTTCGAACACAAATGAGGATGACTTTGAAGACTTTGAAATACTTGAAGGGATTGAGCAGGTGCAGGAAATAGATGTTGAATGTTACTTAGTCTCAAGCTTCATTGAAAAACAGGCTGTACGAGCGCTCGTGGGACTTGATAAAGTAGTTCAAACCTTTGGCGAGAGTACTGGCTTAACATATGATTGCGTTGCTGTTGTCGTTTCTGAAGCTTCAAAATTGGCTAGTGAACGGCGCTGGATCACAGCCTTGACCCGTGCACGCAAGCGAGTAACCTTCATCACAAATTTGGGTTGTTCAAAGCATCTTATCGCTGAGATTTTCAGTAATCGCGCACTTGGGCGTTTCCTCTCTTGTACCGCATCCATTGATAATCTTCGTTGCTTACTACCCGGGGAACCAAATTTTGTCGAGGAACTAGTGCCAACGATTGGTGCAAATTTAGGTGTGGTGGAGGAGAAGGTCAGTGGTGACCCCTGGTTAAAAACGATGCTATTCCTTGGGCAAGTCGCTGACGTGGCTGATGAAATAGACGTGGATGAAGCTCTGCAAATTGAACCCTTTAAAACTCACGTCGCTAGAAGCAACCTTGAGGGTGTTCGAGCGTTATGGCATGACAAGATTAGGCTAAAGGAGCATCGCGAGAAACGTATGGGCTACCTTGTTAGTGAGCAGTTCACCGACATGCATAGCAAGAATATGGGGAAGAAGCTAACCAATGCTGCTGAACGATTTGAAACGATATATCCAAAACACAAAGGGAGTGATACGGTCACTTTCATTATGGGCGCCAGGAAAAGATTGCGGTTCTCCAAGCCAGCAGTTGAGGCTCGGAAGTTGATGGATGCTAGCAATTTTAGTGAGTTCATGCTTCAAGAATTCCTGAAACATGTTCCACTTAAAAAACCACATAACCAGGCATTCATGGATGCTTCTCTTGCGGACTTTGAGGAAAAGAAGACCTCAAAAAGTGCAGCTACTATCGCCAACCATGCAGGCCGCTCATGCAGGGACTGGTTAATTGACACAGGGCTAGTATTTATGAAGAGCCAGCACTGCACGAAATTTGATAATCGCTTTAGGGATGCAAAAGCGGCACAGGCTATAGTATGTTTCCAGCACGCCGTACTCTGCAGACTAGCTCCTTTCGTTCGTTACATTGAACGGAAGATAGCTGAAGTGCTTCCAGAGAAATTTTACATACATAGCGGTAAGGGTTTGGAAGAATTGAATGCATGGGTCACTCGTGGAAGGTTTGAAGGAGTTTGTACTGAATCAGATTATGAAGCTTTTGATGCTAGCCAGGATCAGTATATACTTGCTTTTGAGCTACATGTCATGAAATACCTTGGATTGCCTAGGGACCTCATAGAAGATTACAAGTTCATTAAAATGCACCTAGGGTCAAAACTTGGCAATTTCGCTATAATGAGATTCTCTGGGGAGGCAAGTACCTTTTTGTTCAATACAATGGCAAATATGCTTTTTACCTTCTTGAGATATGAGATCAAAGGCCATGAGCGTATCTGTTTTGCAGGTGATGACATGTGCGCCAATGCCCGACTCCGCCACCGACTTGACCAGGAGAAGTTTCTAGGGTTGCTCAAGCTAAAGGCAAAGGTATCATTTACGCAAAAACCAACTTTTTGCGGATGGAACTTATGTTCAGATGGTATTTACAAGAAACCACAGCTTGTGCTTGAGAGGTTGTGCATAGCGAAAGAGACCAATAACCTTGCTTGCTGCATAGATAATTATGCACTTGAGGTAGCTTTTGCTTACAAGATGGGTGAGCGGGCTGTTCTGCGTATGGATGAAGAAGAGTTACAGAGTCATTACAATTGCGTGAGGATCATTCTGCAAAACAAGAATCTAATAAAGTCCAATGTTCTCACCTACTTCTCCGCTTAGAGAGTTTAATTGGAGCGCTTAGGTTTAAACGTAGGTTTTGATATATGGATGTACTAGTTAATAAGTTGCTTAGTTTCGATTTCGTGCGTGTATCTAGCAAGCTTAGCAAGCCTATTATTGTTAACTGTGTGCCAGGCGCTGGCAAGAGCCACCTCATTCGTGAGCTTCTCAGGGAGGACGAGAGATTTGTAGCCTATACTTTTGGGGCGGATATCACTGAAACCACTGATTGCATAACAATACAGAGAGTACCAGAGGCTAAACCTATCCACAATTTCATAATTATTGACGAATACCAGCTGGGTGATTGGAGGAGTTTTGAGCCCATCGCTATTTTCGGGGATCCACTGCAAGGCTCGAGCGAGTGCTTAAGGCCTCATTTCACGACTGACCTGACGAAACGTTTTGGCTCCTCAACTTGCTCTCTTCTTCAATCGATTGGTTATCAAATACGAAGTGAGCGTACTGATATTTGCATTATAGCTGAAGTCACAAGTGCTGAGTTGGAGGGAGTGGTCATTGCTTACGGCCCTGAAGCTGAGTGGTTACTGAAGTGGTACGGTGTGTCCCACCTGAGGGTTTGCGAGATCCAAGGTAAAACTTTTGACGTTGTGACCCTCGTGACAGATTACTCAATTGTAACAGAGGACAACAGGCGGGATTTATACCTTTGTTTGACTAGGCACAGAAATAAACTGCAAGTTCTCAACGGTGATGCCACTCTTGCCACCTCCTGATAATACTAAAGCAATCTTGGCTGTGGCTGTTGGTTGTAGTATTGGACTCGCCTTGTTTATGCTGACGAGAAGTACCCTGCCCCACGTCGGAGACAACTTACATTCGTTACCACACGGTGGGAGTTATAGGGACGGCACCAAATCAATCAATTATTGTGGACCCAGGAAGAATTATCCGTCAAGCAACCTTCTAACTAACAGCACCGCTTTCGTGCCTATAATAGTTGTTGCCCTTACAGGTGCTATTTTACTGCTTTCTCGTGGTAGTAGCCGCTGTGTGGCATGCGGGAGATCACACGCTTAACCATATATACTTGTTCTGGTTTGTTGCTAACTTTAGTTATTTTAAGCTTATTTAGTGTACATAGGCGTGCTGAAAGTAGCTGTACTATTATTATAACAGGAGAGAGTTTAACGATCCGTGGTTGTGAATTTACACCAGACTTTATCGAATATGCTAAGACGCTTGAGGTAGCCAAACATTGGTAGCCTTAGGTTTCAAGCTTTTGGATTGAAATAATTATGTCAACGAGTGAAACAGAGGAGCAGAGATCGCGAAGACAGGCCTCAGAGAGAAGCGAAGCTGAACGCCGGAAAAATGACGCAGCTGTGAGAGCTAGGCAAGATGCTGCTATCGATTCTGAGGAACCTGCGGATGTGCAAGACACGAGCGTTAATGATGTTGATCTGCGTCAAATGGAAAATAGGGTCCAGGAAGCTAAGCGGTTTTTGGAGCGCTTCAACAAGCTTAAGAAGTTCCAGGCAGACAATATGACAGCAGGTGAGATCAAGAATGGAGGGTTTGAGACTGGGAGGCCAAAACTGAATATTGCGGCCAATTTGCGCGGCGACACTGCTAATGTATTCACTAGGCCTAGCATGGATGCTTTAATAGCATTGGACTTCAAAGCTGAATCCTTGGCAGTTGCGACTGCTGAAGACCTAGCCGCTATCACTGCTAAATTTGAGCAGCTTGGGGTGCCAACTTTTGGATTAGCTCCACTTTGTTGGTCGATTGCAAGGTATTGCGCAGATACAAGTTCTTCATATGTAGCTAATCCAAAAGGAACTTTTGAGTACCCAGGGGGTGCTATAACAAGGGACGCTGTTTATGCTGTCATCAAGGAAGTTACGACCCTGAGGGCTTTCTGCAGAGCTTTCGCACCAGTGGTTTGGAATGAAATGTTAATCGCTAAAAGACCTCCTGCTGGTTGGCAAACCAAAGGTTACACTACTAGTACAAAGTATGCTGCCTTTGATACTTTCGATTACGTGCTTAATTCTGCTTGTGTCCAGCCACTTGAGGGGATCATACGGGTTCCAACCGATGAGGCGGCCATAGCTCACATGACAAACAAGCGGATTGCTATCGATAGGCATAGGCGCAATGGCCGGTTTTCGAGCACAAACAGTTTAGTTACTGGGGGCATGTTCGGTAAAGATATCAAAACAAACTTCAATGGATCCAACAACGCAGATTAGTGTAAGTTTACTTTTAGTCGTAAAGAATAAATTGTGTGATAGTGGCGTGCCTACTGACGTCGCGATTGGTATTATAGAACCAATTATCAAAGAGGTGAGGAAATTGCAGCGCCAAGAAGAGCAAAGGCTGCTACGTTTTAATGGTTGTTCTAGGAGTGCTATTAAAAGACGAGCTAAGTATCTCAATAAATGTCATAAATGCGGTAAACAAAGTCACTACGGGCTTTGTTCGCGTAATCAGACTATCAGTAACATGGAAGTGGAGTTTCTCATCCGTTGTGGGACGATTAGGTATCTTACCGAAAATCCACAAAGACGGAAGGACTCCATCTACAGTTCTGATTATGAAAAATTAGTAGAGCGTGCTACGCGTGTATAGTAGTGTGTCAGAGCCATATTGGCGACTATTCAGACCTATTTTGAATAGCTTGACTAAGGTTTAATATATTTCCTTTTAAAAAAAAAAAAAAAAAAAAAAAAAAA